TAAACATACCCTGTAAAGAGAATCCATTTAATTTATCTCCGTTTATTATTTCATTCCAAAGGTTTTCATTTTCCACTTTGTAAGAACAAACCCAACTACCTTCTGGAATGTCTGAAAATTCAATAGGGTTTATTCCTCTTTCTTTGTCTGTAATATAGGATTCAACCATGTAAATTCCATCAACAAATTTTGTATCATCGTGTTGTAAATTTACTGATGCAAACAAACCATCTTTAGCAAATTTTTCAACCATCTTTCTAATGGTTTCTTTTGTAAATACTACATAATATTCACCAAGTTTTTCATTATATCTGTAAATCGGTGTATCTGCTAAGCAAACAACACCTGTAATAATGTGTTTGGAATTATCAAATTTTAATTTTATCGGTTTATCTTCCTTACTAAAACAAAGAAAGTCTTTTTCAACAGCAGGGGATTGAACTAAAGAAATTGCATCAATCCCCATTACTGCATCATCTATTGTAATATAAAATACTTTCATAGTTAATTTAGTTTAAGTCCCTTCATAATATATATATCGTTTATGCAGAAAAGGTTAAAATCTTGCTTCATTTTCTGTCACACTCACTTTATTTTGGGTATTGGTAATATCTGTTTCGGTTACATATACCTTAGTATCTTTAATAGCACCTTCGATAGAAGCACCTTGAACATCTTGGGTATATTGGACAGGGGCGTTTATTGATGCTAAAGCACCTGTTGAAGATTTTGCGCCTGAAGCCACACTTTTAGCATTGTTTTTATTTGTTTGTGCTATCTTTGCTATATTAATTGCACCTGCTGTTGCAATTGCTGCTGCTTGTGCTGCGGCTATTGCAATATCCCAAACGCCCGAGTGAGTTGTAAAAGTTCCTGATATTGCTTCTACTATACCCGCAATCATACTAACAGTTGCACCCATTATTTGAAATGCTTTCTGTTCTTCAGAACCTTCTTCCATTAAATCACCTAAGTTAGAAAATATATCACCTATTGATTTTGCAGCAGTTGAATATCTTAAAATCTCATTTTGGGTTTGTTCTTTTTCAAGTGCATCCTTTAACTTTAGATATTCTTCTTCTTTAATTAACTTTGTTTTCAATGCTAAATCCAAAGCATCTATTTCTTGCTGATATTGTTCTTCAGGTGTCATGAAAGAACTACGTAACGATTCAATAGTTCCGAGTATTTTTTCTTTTAAGGCATCCGCACTACTTGTATCTGCTTCTTCCTCTTGTTCAAAACTAAAATCTACAGGAATTTTTAAGGCTTTACCTTCAAATTTCTTATCTAATTCTTCTTGCAGCGATTCAGGACGTATATATTGTACTGAACTTGCTAACAATATTGCTAATTCTTTCTGTGTCTCGATGTATTTCTTTTCTTCATCAGTTAACACTTTATATGAATCTGCACTATCAAGTATTGCTTGCTGTTGTTTTTCTGATAATCTGATGTTTTCTAACAATGCCTGTCCTTCTGCATTAAGGGCTTCCCATCTTTCCCTACTTTGATTCTCAGGCAATTTTTGTTTTTCACCAACGATTGCTAATTGTTTGTAATATCCTTCAAGTGCTGTTGCTAAATCTTCATATTGTTTTTTAGCATCTGAATTGAGATTGCTGATTTTTTGTTGTTTCTCCCATTCCTCATAAGAACCTTCAAGTTTCTTAATTTCACCTTGCAGTTCCTCAACTTTCTTCTTCTGTTCGTCAAGTTTCTTCTTGGTGTCTTCGTTGATGATTCCCCAACGCTTCATAGCATCTGAAACTTTATCCCAATTTGCTGCTAAAGCGCCAACTGCAATAACAGCCAACCCAATACCTGTTGATGCAAGCGCGGCTTTCAAACTACTCATACCCGCGGTTGCAGATTTAATAACAATTCCCAAACGCTTAAAGGCTTTAATACCATTATCAATAGATGGTAATGCCTGTGTAATTGCCATTAGATTTTGCATTCTTTCTAATGACTTTATCACATCTTCATTTTCTATTCCAAATAAGTTCATTGTAGCCTTAGCCGCCTGTAACCCTGCTACCATACCACCTGTAGCCTTAACAAGATTGCTGGTAATCTGTCCAAAGTCCATAGCAGAAGCATTCAGTTCTTCTGTTTGTTCCTTAAGTGTGTGTTGTATATCTGCTGCCTGTTGAAGCACTTTGTTGTATTCCTCAGTACCTTGTTCAGCAGACAACATTGCATCCTTTAATGCCTTTAACTGTTGTCTCAATTCCTTTACTGATGTTTGTGCAGGATTGGTGTCCAATTTTACTACGCGTATATTTTCTGTTGCCATATTTCTTTATTGTATTTGTTACTTTATTAGTTTGTATAACCTGTTACATCTTGAATTGTTATTAAGTCAACCTTTGTTGGCTGTGTACTTGTAATGTCATAATCGTATATCTTGTTTACTATATATAACTGATTATCGATTTTAACAAATTTATTGAACTTAAAGTTTATCCAATCCAACGGTGTTAGTTTGATATAACATGTTACCTTTTTGTTTTGTATGTTATAACGTTCGTCCAAATAATTCTTCCAATATAATTCATATATTGAATTTTTACCACTATAGTTGTTATTGTATGTGAAGTTCGTACTTGGAACATTAAATGTACATATATTGTTATTATACACTACGTCAAGAAATGGATATGTAAAAGAAGTTACATAATCACTTTGTACAAAGGTGTAGAAATATGTGTTATTTAATCGTTGAAACGTTGAATCATCACTAATCTTTGGAATTACCAAATGAAGGCTGTTTTCTCTGTTGAAATTTTTCAAACCATTATGAAAATATAACGTTCCAAATATGTCAACCTCTTTATTATCTTTATCCCTGTTTGCAACATAAATCTCATTTGGAAAACTGTAGAATATTTTGTGCCTATTTAATGTAAGCCAAGATAATACAGATTCCGTATAAACAATCGGCGATTTGATTTCTTTGAAAAGATTAGTTGTTTCATCATTGAAGTTATAATTGGTTGTAAGACGATAATCACCAAAATTCACACCGTATTTAGTTTTATAGGATTTACCGATTTCAACCTCAGAATCTTTATAATTAAACAAAACATATTTACTATCAAAAGCAATAGGTTTAATTACAAAATCTCTTGAAAAATCAACTTTGTTTGTCCAATCAACAACTTCATAATTTTCAAAATATTTATTGCTTGATTGAAAATAAATCTTCTTACCTAAATCATCTACAGATATTTTTATATGATATGACTTACAATATTTAAGAATTTCATCAAATAAGTTATATTCATTGTTCCACAAATCGTTAAAGGTAAAGTATGAATTGCTTTTAGTTCTATTGTTAATTTGTGCTGCAAGTTGGCTTGTTGTTGAACTAAAGTAAAAGGTGTTTAAATGTGTTCCATATCCACCATAAGGTTGTCCATTCAAAATAAATGGTAACGTATTATTTTCCCACTTTGCACTACATCTAAATTTTACATATTGTTTTGCATCGTGATACATTCCTGTAAAATTTATTACAGGGTTAATATCAAAATTGTATTGGGCATTCTCATCTGTTGCTTTCTTAAAGCGAAATATACTGTCATAATTTCCTGAAACTGTATAATTTTCACTACACATAAGAATTTTATATGTTAGTAATATATTATCACTTTCATTCAGCACTTCTACTGTGATATTTAACGCATTCGTATCCCCCCAATATAAATCTTTCCATTCTGATGCTGCTTCATTCGGATGTATTCGTAATCTGCCATCTAATGCCCAACTAAATTGAACATCATACTTATTTGAAATCCTAAACTGTGCAGGTTTTGTTCTAAAACCGTTTATAATAAGTGGAAATGATTCTGTTGTTTCATATACACCCCAATAATCTGTTTGTGTTGATGCACCATAACCATCTTTACTCCATCTATATGTATCACTAAAAATATTGTAATAATTTGTTGCTGAATCTGTACTGCTTTCTGTGTTTAACTTTTTAAGCATATAAACAAGGTTATACCAATAAGGATTATTGGTGTTAAACCAATCTGAATCCAACACAAAAGAATAACCTGTTAAATCTTCCGCTTTCTTTTGGAACATTTGAAACAACTTATTCCAATAAACAAACGGTAATTGGTTATAACTACGAAATTCACCCATTCCCCTTGGTGTTATTCCGTTTGAGATAACCGTATCAGGTTCTATACCTAAATCATCTGTAAAACTATCACCCAATAATTCAACAAGTGTTCTTGATTGGTTTGAAGATGCTTGTACTGTTTTATAATCAAACCCACTTGAAAATGCAGTATTAGGTGCAAATCCAATAATATCGTATAACCTGTAATTTATATTTTGAATAGGCATTTCTTGTTCTGGATATTTATATTTTGTTTCCAATTCTGAATGTGTTTGCCCTTGAGAACTCCATGATGAAGCCACTAAATTTTTATTTATATATTCTTCAACATAATGTCTTCCGTTGATTATATATTTTTGTTCAGGATATGTGGTATCAAATGTAATTTTTTGCATTTCTAATAACACCCTACCAAGTTCACCAAACAAAGTGATTTCATAAGTACCTTTACCATCTTTTTGTTTTATTTCATTCATCTTGGCGTAACCTGTCATAAGAACGTTATCACCATCTTGCAGGCGAAAATCCATCTTCAATGTCGGGTTGAAATATATACCTGTGTTCTTATCTGTTCCATCTGTCACAATCAGTCTATCTGTTTTATAGATATTACCAAACAGATTATTGTTTTTCTGTGTAAAAGGAATAGATACCGTTTTACTCCAATCATTTATAATGGTAGTAGGATTAGATAAATCTTCAAACTGCTTGGTAATCGCAAATTGTACGGATTTATCCAATTCTACTTCTTGATTTTCTATGAATAGTCGTGTCATAATTAGTAAACTATATTTTGTTTATTGTTTAGTTCTAAGTTCAGCGTTAAATTAAATAGTTTCTTTTGGTTGCTGAATGTTTTTTCTGTATAATCACTATCCGTAACCAATACTGAATATCTTTTATCTTCTTTTGTATCATATAGGAACAGAACAGGTGAGGTAAAAATACTTTCGTAATACGGATATAAATCTTCTTTAATCCAATCTGTATTTATTTTGAACTTGCCTGTGACACCGACATTTGATAATCTTTTTCTGCCTTGATAATCCGTTAAAGTTTCTGTTTCAAATGATTCTGAATAAGTGTATTTATCATTAAATGGTTGAGATTGAAAACCACCCATTCTATCCTGCCATTGTAGGTAGTATCTTGTAGGGCAATTATCTATTTGTGCAACATAATCACCTGCAATTTCCAATTGAGTTGGTAAAGCATCAAACGGAATAGGAATTGATTGATTTGTTATACTCCATGTACCATGATGAACTTCTTGTGGTGTGAAATTAAACGTGATGTGTTGTCCAACTTCTAAATTGGTAAAAGTAACAGGAACTGAATCATATTTCAAAACAGATGGATTTATAAATAGTGATGATGGGCTAAATAATAGTCTTAAATTACCCGATTTATTTATAAAATCCTGTGTTACTGTAAGTCTACCAACACCTGTGGATTTTGTGAAACGTTCTCCAATAGTCACCGTACCTGATGGAACATAAACTAACATACAATAGCAACTTAACCCTTGTTCATTTTCGTTAATTACAATACCTTCTGAATTGTTATCAATTATAAACTTCCCAACAGGTGTAACAGGCGAACCGAATGCACTTGTAACAACTCTTGGTGTGGCATTGTTATATAGATTTTCAAGTGTATATGTAATATCAGAAGTTGGTGATACAAATGGAACAGTAAAACTACCACTTAATCCACCTCTAAACTGTGCTGTATAAGATGATAAACCTGTACCTACTTCTGATGCTAATATCATTCTGTAGTTGTCTGTTGATATATATGGGTATCTTGGCATTAAATGATATTTACCTTTACCGCCGTCACTATATCTACCTTGCAATGGAAATGAAGCACTACCTGTTGATTCAGTCCAATCAAAAAATACATTATCCTGCATTGCTGCGATGTAATGCGGATAAGGATAAACTTTAGCAACTTGAATTTGTGCTGAAAGTGCATCTTCTTCAGGAATTTCTACATAGTAAGCATTTATAAGTTTATTTTCATTAGCAAATCTATCAAGTGTGTTGTATAGTGCATCTTCTGTTGGTGTCCACATATCGTTTCTAACAATATCAGTAATATCAATTGAAAGGGTATAATCTGTAGTTGATTTATAAGTATTACCGAAAAAGATAATATCATAGGTTCTGCTATCAGATGTATCAATTTGTGTATAACCTGATTTAAGCCTGTAAACCCTGTATTGAAGCATTCTTGCAACAGGTAATATATTACTAAATTCTGCTTTTATTCGTTCGTTTAAGTATTTCATAATTCTTTGTCAATTTCTTTTTCTAATTGATTAGATATTTCATTTACTAATGCAGAAATCAAATCATCTGCACCATCAATTGTTTGTTGTAATAGTTTTGTTGGTTTAGTTCCTTTAACACTTATACTTCTTGCAATCAAATATGCCAATTGTTTAGTTGTAGGAACTCTGCCATTCATAGCCTGTGGTACAACAGGTTTTATTCTTATCCATTGTTCTATTTTATCGGTTGGCGGAAAGTGTGGTTTAGTTCCATTTTCTAAGTATTTCCAATAGTCTTGAAGATTGAATATAAGTTCAAAATATTTACCATCCCATTTTGTAATGTATCTTGCACTATTGGATAATTCACCGCTTGCATAATGTCCGCTATCTTTTATTGATTGTTTGTAGCGTTCAAGAAGTTCAGAACAAATATTATTTATATCCTGTGTAATTTCCATTTTAATTTCTCCTTTGTAAACGTTTTATTTGTTTCTCCTGTTCCTTAGCCTTTATTACCTCATAAGATACAATATAGAACAATGTAGATATATCAAATTCCATTGCTGAAGTAAAGGTTTCATTGGTTACTTCACAGAATTTTAAAATGAATGGGATAATACCAAATCCACTGATTCCTTCACTACCTTTATCATGTTCTTCTTGGTTTCCTTCGGCAGATTCAACTTCTTTATTCTCTTGATTGAATAAGATTGGAAAATTTGAATGAATTTTTCCAATTGTCTTTTGAAAAAAAAAGCAGTAGAATTTACAACAGGAATCGGTAACTGTTCAATGTCATTTATTACTTCAAGCATATCATAACCATCATTATATTTGTGCCCTTCAGGAATAATAAATACTGATAACATTTTAGCCATATTTCCCGATTTGCTGTGATTGGTAAAATCTACATATTGTGCCGTTGATATGTTACCAAGCAAACTATCAATGAAATATTTCTTTCCGTTTAATTCTATCTTCTTAGGCGGTATGCCATCAGGAATAGGTTCTTTCATGAACTCTAATTTTGCAATTTCTTTCTTGAACTCACTTATAGGTAAATTTGTAACATCATTTCCTAAAATCAGTTCAGCAATAGCAATAGTTCTTTCAGTTTCATCTTCAATCTTTATCAATTCCTGTAATCTTTCAAACTGATAAAGTGTTACGTTATACCAATTATATTTCTTTATATTTTTCATAACATTTTCATTCATATATTCATAAAAATAGAAAAATCAAACACTTCTTATCTTATTGCATAAGTGCCTTTATTTATACAATCCAATGCAAGTAACATAGCAATAATACAGTCATCATGATAGCCATTGGCGGCATTGTATGTGCGTTTGCCATTTGCATTAGTTTTCATTTCGTACATATCCAATTGTACCTTTAATGTTGGATTATCCAATATAGTTACCTGTTTGTTTTGCATATAAACCTGAAACTGATTTATAATTCTTTCTTTACTTTCATTGGTTGTAGTAAATTTAAGCAACATAACAGGTAAACCATTTGCCTTAATCGCTTTATCCAATAAGCCATAGAACACCGCGCCAATGCTGTTTGTTTCTACCTGCACCTTTAACGGTTTGTAACGCTTGATAAGTTCAATAATATAATCAATTGTTTGTGTTTCATCCTTATCGCTAAAATGATACAAACCTATCATTTGTCTTTCACCGTTAAAGATTGCAATGGCTGTTTCATCTTGATGGTTTCCTGTACCCCAATCAATCCCGAAGTAACAGTTACCATTGGTATTGAAGTTATTGTTTATAATACCTGAATAATTTCCAAATACGCCACCTTCATTATCAAGAAACTCGCCTAAAAATTCTGTTTTGAATTTAGATGGCGGTATCTGTTTACGATATTCTTCTAACTTTTCTTTGGGTAATAATGCAGAAGTGTCAAATTCACTCCAATTGTAGGATAAAATTGAATTTCCGTTTTCCAATCCCATTGTGTAGTATTTATAAAAGAATCCTGTCTTATGGTTTGGTGTGCTACATATAATTACAGGGGCTTGAGAAACATTAACCCATGCAAGAATTTCGTAAAATATGTTATCCGATATATAAGCCCCTTCATCTATACACAAAATACCTGTAACTGTGTAACCTCTTAAACCGTCACCTTGTTCAGCCGATTTAAATAATATTTCGCTGCCATTACACAACTTGATATACAACTGCAAATCATTGTGTTTGTAATATATCTTTGTAGGCTGTATAACCGTTTTACAGGCATTGAACACCTTTCTTGCTTGTTCCAATGTAGGTGAAACAAAGATTGAAGTTGTTTTTGAATTGTTTATGGCTGTTTGTAAAATGATTGATTGAAGTAAAATGGATTTTCCAACCTGCCGCTTTGATTTTATAACATGTATATAACCGCGCCAATTCGCCTTAACATTATTTATTACCTGTGTCTGCCAAGGATAGAATTTAAGATTAGATTTTACTTTAACAACATCCATAATTATTCATCAGTTTCCTCAGTTTCGCTATCTTCATTAGTTTCACCAATATCAAATACCAAATTGATTTCCGAATTACCTTCAATCTTTACTTTCTCGGTATAGCCACCTGCAAGTTTGTTCTGTGTGTCGATAGCCTTAATTGCATTACGCCTGTCACCATCATTTATAGAATCTGATATAATACTATCAAGCCTTTCCATATTCATAGCAATAAGTGCATCTTTTGTTGCATCAGAACGCATAAAGGCTATAGTATCACAAACATATAATTCTGATGTTTTGGGACTAACACCCCATTCATCGGCTAAACGTTGAACAAGGTGACTAAATCTTTCACCCTTTGCAATCGCTTCCATTATCAGGATTCTCTTGGCTTCCTGACTTATCGTTTTTATTTCCGTCTTTTTCATTTTCTTGTTCCTTCTTTAACTTGTTATCAACAATCTTTTGTTGCATTTCAAAGTATGGTATAGCCAACTTTGATATAAAATCTAATGCACATTTGGGACAATGGTTGTTCTTGTACGTAATTCCCAATTCTGCACCTATTGTAATTAAATCTTCTATCTGTGCATTTGTAAGGCTTCTTATATATCCTGCCTTACTTGCCGTAGTTAGATAGGTTTCGTATTTCTTTAACTTGTTGTAAGTAGTTATCTTCATTTGTCTATAAATTTAGAATAAATTGTTTGGATTATTTTTGTTATAATATCTTCTACCAATAATATAGTATTTTTAATCAAACCACTAAAAGTTGCTAATAAGCACACAACCACTATATATTTTAGAGTGAAAGCACCTGTAAAGAACAGATAGATTAAGCCACACCACCAAATGGTACACAGACTACAATCAAATGGTTTAAGCCTATAATCACAACCTGACATCCTACCCTTGGTTAATAACCACTTTAAACTGCTTTTCAACGTATCAATTGCCCCTGATATGTCAATCACAAAAACACATATCAAAGCAATCATCAATAGGTTTATTATTGTTTCCATATTTTTCAGTATATATTTTTCTTATTTTCTTTCTTGCATTATAAACAAGCACCTTTAACGTTGCAACATTTTTAGGGGCTGTACCTTCAAATGATTTTATACATTCGGAATAACTTTTTGAACATTCTACTGCGATTAAAAGGTTACGTTCAGCAGGGGTAATTTCATTGTTAATAATGTCCCATAACCTGATAAATTCAACTGATTTGTTATAATCAAAATAAGCATCCATTTCAAAAACCTCATGATTATCATCCTTAAACAATCGTATTTCTTCCTTTTTATCAAGATAAATATTGTTCATTGTTTCAATATATTCCTGTACTTCGGCTTTAGCAACTTCATATTTTGTTTTCTTCATCGTAGGTTGCCCAAAAGATGTCATCTTTTGTTTGGAAGGTTTCGTTGTATTTTCCATATTTTTTATAGATTTTACTTGTTTTACTAATCAATTGTTGGTGAATTATACCTGTAACATATCCACTAATTGCAAATCTTCCTTGAGAATATAATTCATTCCATCTTTTCTGAGGAACTTCACAAATCATAAGGTATATTTCCTGAATCTTATCCTGTACTTCCTCATTTTCCATTGTTTTCTTAAGTAAATAGGTAGTGTACCATTCTACAATGTGAATATCATAAATCCATTGTATAATATCATCCTTCTTATCTGATTTAAGCGGTAAGTCAGCAGAAAGAACCTTAAATTCATAGTAGTTATTTTTCATATTCCTAATATTTTTTTATAAATTTCACTTCTATCATCTGTTACTTTATAAAGGTTGTATTTAGCACCATCTGCTGTTAGTTTAGCAATATTGGCTGTAATAGTATCTCTTAATTGCTTATCCCTAACCATCTTTGTAATAGCTTTAGCCCATCCTTTGCTTCCCTTTTGATTGTTTACTAATATGCAATTTTCTTCATATATTCTATTTCTTAAATATTGTTATGTTTCCGTTTTTAATTTGTACTGCGTAACGGCTAATTGTGTTGATTAGCGTATCGCGTGGTATGAGAATGTTGCAGGCGTGTTCTTGATAATTCATTTGATGTGTAATTTTAAATCCGTTGTAATATTCGGAAGGCTTATTCATCATCCTTAAATTGTTTGCTACAGCCTTTAATGATGTAGAAGATAAGTTCTTTTTCCTTAAATAATCGTATAAATCCTGCTTATAAACAAGTACGATAGTAGCATCTGTAATGTTTGTGTAGTCGTGTAATTTACCATCAGTAGAGTTAATCCCATCAATCCAAACTTCTACAAGCCATTCAGAAGCGGAATGAAAATCAAGTAACCAACCGTCATATAATTGTCCTGCTACATTGATACTATTTATTTCATGGGCAAATGTCTGTAAGTTTCGCCCTGCCCAATGTGTAGCAGCCTTTTCATCTATCGTAAATTTATATCCGTTTGGATGAGTTGCAGAAATATCTAATCCTGCAATCTGTAACGCCTTATCTGTGTTACGCGTTGTAGAAGTTGTAAAGGTAGGGTAAAAGTAAGCATCAAGATAATCGCCTACTATCCTTTCATCTTGTACATCTTTACTTCTTCTGTTTCTGTAGTCAGCCTGTGAATCGGCTGTTGGTAAATAGTTGTAATTCATAGTCTTGCAAATGATTTTTTAGGTTTGTTAAACATTTCCCCGTCATATATAAGGTTGTGCATAGTCAAAAATATGCAGGGAAATGTATTTATTATTCGTCTTACTGTTTATCTCTATCCATCCATCCGCGCGAATATGCCGCAAACAGTAAAAAGGCTAAGCATACGGTGTTAATTATTGTTAAGGTTATCATTTTTATTATTATGGTAATTTTTCTTTGCTTGTTGAACCTGATACATCGTACAGCCTAAAACCTTCATGTTTTTCCTAATGGATAGTTCAGGATTGTAACCTTCTATGATTGTTTTCTTTGTACGTGTTTTTGGTTTTTCAGGCGTTATATTATTTTCCTTGCAGAATTGGTATAAACGACTTATTGATACTGTATAACCTGCATTCTGCATCGTAAGTTGGTTTTCTTTGATTGTAAGAGTAGAATCAAACATACACCCTATAGTTTCATTCGTGATTTCCTTTCTTGCTGCGGCTACGGCTTGATGCTTATCTTCTACTGTCGGATTGATGATAAAGTTTGGTTTTTTATCTGATACCATTGATTTGATTTCCTCTTCGCTTGTAAGGAATGCAGCCTTTACTTTTGCCTTTAAGACTTCTACCGTTAAAACTTCATCCATATTATCAAAGTGTTTGTATCTGTCTATGTAAAGGTTGTAAAGCAGTTCATCAGGTGTTGTATCATCCTTCATCAATCTTCTAATAGATGCACGAATGTATAATTTCTTTCTTCTTTGATTACCGTCTTCTACCTTATTTGCTATGTAGAAGAGTTGATAATAATCTTCGGTAGTTGTTATATAATATTTATCCCCAAAATCTACAGCAGTTTTTGTAAAGTATCTTAATCCTTTAGCGTGCCATTTCCTAACTACAAACTCATACGGTAAACTTTCCATATCAGTAACCAATTCCTCTGTAAACGCTATTTTATTCGTTTTAACAGGTTTCTCTTCTATAACCTGATATTCCTCTTCTACATCAGGTATAATTGGTTCTACGTGAAAATCATCCTTACTGTAGATGATGTGTGAATTATAAGTATCATCCGAATTGCTACCGTTCATATACTGACTAAATGAACATCCACACATATCTTGCATTTCTTCTTTAGTATCGGCTACTATTGAATCATATAAGGCAAAGGTTGTTTCTCTAAACTCATCAACCGATAATACGCTGTCAAATACATAGACTAATCTGAATCTTCTGCTTATAACACCGTTCTTATCTTTTCTGTCGCTGTAAGAGTAATAAGCGCATGTAGGTTTATTTGATAAGCAAGAAATGTAATCTGTAATAGATTGGTAGTGTGTGTAATCAACATCTACAAAGATTGTCTGACTACCTGCGAAAAACTCATCCGATTTAAAGTTTAATTTGAAATAGCCTTTATTTAAACCCCTTCTGTAGATTGGATAGGTTTTAGTCCACCTACCACCTGTTCTAATCCAATATTGTTTTTCTGTGTCAAAGTGGAATAAGTTGCAGAATGAATAACCGTTAATAGCATATTCAAGAAATTCATCTACTGTTACCGTTTCTTCTTTAAACGCCATCTTCGGATGTCCTATTTCTTTAGCCGTTATAGAAGATAAACACATTTTAGCAGTTTCTTTGTTATCGTAACCTTCCCTACTAATAGAAGTTCTAAATGTAAATTCTAAATCCTGTTTCATAGTTTGCAAATGATTTTAAGATTAAATTATTACGTCTGTGGCATCATGTGTAGTTACCACGAACTCTATTTCTCCATTCTTGACAGCCTTATTAAATGCTGCATGCCCCATTGCTTTCTTCGCCTGCTGTCTATCGGGGTATGTCTGTTTAGTAATTTTGTTTTGTATCATAGTTGTCAAAATTTAAATCTTATCCGAAAAATATGTAATCGTATAATCCTTTATCATGCGTGTACATATCATATAAGTCTGTATCAGTCATATTGGTTATTACTTTATAACCTGTCTTTGTCACCGACTGATAGGTGATAGTTTTGATGTTTCCCATAGTTTGCAAATGTTTCCTTTCTTTTTATATTTATCTAAAAATTTTTTGTGATTTTTTGCATTTTTGTAAAACATTGTAAATCAATGGGAAGTGGTTATCTTTGATTTTCTTCTAATTAAATATAATTTAGGTATCAGGAAAGTCAATAGATATTTTATCCTTTTCTATATATAAATACTTTTTAACTTTCAAAAAGTGATAGAAAAAGTGATTTTTTTTTAATTTTTTTTCTGATATACAAAGGTATCAGGAAAACGGCATATAAAAAAGTTCTACACCATTTTCCTGAAATAATAGAATAAGCCTGATGTGATTCTTCTTATTTACCTTTGCATGGGCGTGTAATACTCAAAATTGCTTTAAGTTTACCGTCTCTGTAATACTTGATGTTAGTTGTTTTCTTCATAATATAAACCCTTTCTTTTAATCGGCAGAAGAATCAGGTTTATGTTTTCGTTCGTGCCTGTAACTAAATCTTATCACCTTATAGGAAAAATACATTACAGCACCGAAGAATAAAACTGTTAAGATTTCGGTTATAGTCATAGTTTCTTTATTTTAATTATCTAATACAAAGTTAGTGAAAAATATCCATATAAAAAAGGTAAATACGATTTTTCTTGACTTAATGATTAAACAGCACTTTAACCTGTTTCCTGATAGGTTGATGTACACTTATTCCTAAATATCAAATTAAACTTAATCTGATTGTAATAATATCAATATATCTTCCTTATGGTTAATACAAAGATAAGTAAAAGAATTGATATTTACAATAGGTTTAAGATATTTGTAATAGGTTATTAATTATTCTCTAATCTCTAATCCATATTACATACATATATTCATAGAAGAAGAATTTTCAAACACTTCTTTAAATCAACCCTAACCCTGCCATAATAACCATCAATCCAAACATGAATCCAAATACTACTACACCTATCACAATAGATACCTTAAATAGATACTTTAACATAGCCCTAAATCCTTTCTTACTTTAGCCATAGTTTGATGATAAGTCTGAAATAAATCCAAATCAAACCCCCACCTAATCTGTGTTGCTTCAAAATACTCTGTAGGATTCATTTTTAGATAATTCTTTCCCCATAATCTAAAACTTTTCATAGTAGTAAGACGGTTAACCACCCACCGAAAGGTTTTAAGTTTAGCAATAAAATCCCGATAAAGAAGCAAACCATCCTTCTTTATTCTTTCACCTATAAGAATTATGTTGATGAAAATGGGAAAAAAGTGGGGGAAAATAGGGGGTTTTGGGGGTAAAATGGCTGTTCAAGGGTAGTTTTGAAGGGAAATGAGTAAATTTGGTTGTAAAGTTGGTAATTAGGTTGTAGAATTGGTATTAGGTTATTATAGGTATTATCTCTATATTTCTTTCTATTCTCTCTTATATTATTATTCAAGTAATTCTACATACATATATTATTAGAAAAATAAAATTATTCAAACACCTATAAAAAATATCAATAATTTTTGTACTTTTTTGAACTATCAAACTATTTATATATAAATAACAAAATCAAATAATTATAGGATATGAAAACAATTCAACTTTATTTCAATAATGATTCTACTGTATCTGTAAAAGAATGCCTTAGATTATCAAGATATGACATGATAACAGTAGCAGAAGAAACAGGTGAACATTACTACATTGAAGGTAATAATGAAGGATTCCAAAAAGGTTATTCATTTGGGGTTATTTATACGCTGTTCTTTATGCTTGTAGGATGGTTTGGTATCAGGATATTAGACAGGCTGAGAAACCCCAAGCAAATGAATGATTAAGTGCTTATAAACCAAACAAAAAAGGATTAGGTGTTAAGCCTAATCTTTTGGCACTTATCCACAAAAAGCCCCCTGCACACTACCAACGATAATGTGCACTATAGTTCATAAAGGGGCGACTGTCAATTAGCCCTTATTCAAAATCTGATAATGTGTAAACTTTCCCTTTGTTTCTTATTTCGGATAAACCAAATATTTCCATTCCCTTCTTTAAGGCTTCCATGTGTGCCTTTTCTTTGGCTTGTTTTTCTTGCAGTTTCTTCTTGCTTATAAACATTGCCTGAAAGTTATAGTTCCTGATGTCGTTATAGGTGTAATGTATGCCTATAGAGTTACTGATTATTTGGTTAAACTTATCTTCTGTTGATAGGCTTTTTGTGTTGAATCTAAAAGCATATTCATTAAGATATAACTGATGATATTTGCAATGGGTTATCTTACCGTTAAATCCACGCTTAAACCAACTAAACCTGTTTTCTATTGCATTACTTGTTAACCCTTCCTTTGTTCGGTATTGGTTGTTGTGGTGATTATTGGTATATAATTTACTGCCTGTAGCCTGTTCCCAATCTATGTATAAAGCACTTTCATCAGATACAACAGAACTACCTTTCTTTGCGTGTTTTTTGTATAGTGTTCTGATATATTCTTTCTTAATCGGATTGGGTGTAGCATACAATACAACCTTATCCCCATTAGTCATGCCAAATACAGGCTGTTTAAGGGCTTTATTTAAGGCAAATATATTTTCCTTCGTATATTTATAATCATCTTGTTTAATGAAATGATTTTTACGTAATAAATCCAATTTGCGGCTATAATGGAAGTTAGACAAACAACCACCAACATACATTTCATCTTGGGCTATAATACCTTCCAAAATAACCTTATCCTGTGGCATGGCAAACCGTAACTTAGTCATTAACAGCCATGCAGATTTTTGGTTAATGCCAAGTTTTTTTGACATTACTACAGAAGATATAAAGTTATCTACACTCATTTCATAGATTGCCTGCATCCAAACCGATACAGGTAACTTAGAACCGTGCATTAAGGTGTTTGTTTTGTCTGTGAAACGCCTTTTGCAACTATTACACTTGTACCTGTAACCGTCATATTCTGCAATGTGAAGGCTACCACAATAAGGGCAAACAACAATACCATAACCCCACCTTACACGATGGAAAATTACCTCTGCATTCCTGATAACTTTTGCCGTTGATAATGTGTGTTTTTTCGCTGTCATAATGTCAATTTCTAAAAAACAATGCAAAGGTACAGAAAATAAATCATTTATCCAAATATTTCATCCCTAAAATTCGGTATTTCGTCACATTTTTTATCCCTATTTTATGGGATTAAATTGCTGATAATCATTGTATTTGGGGTGTTTTCATGGTTAACTGCCAAAAGTTTAGCCAAATTTGGAAATTTTTGGGAAAAATATAGAGAATATTTTAACTATTTTTCCCTTACTTTTCCCTATTTCAATTCCCCTAAACAATATGGGAAAAAGAGTATATAATAACAACTTAAAAGTAATATTTTTGAAAACAGGACATAAAAAATGGGCATTGTAATAATACCCACTTTATTCTTTAATAGATAGTTTCAACACAGACTGAACACTACATATAAAGCAATACTTAACAACAGAACAACACCACCTACAACTTCATAAATATCTTCTTTCATATCAAGGTGTTTGAAATTTCTTCTTTTATGAATATATGTATGTACAATGAATAGGGAATAATCAAATACAATATATCTCTTTTATCTTATCCTTAACATCTATATTTTTAATCATACCTAACAATTTCTTAATACCAACCTTTTTTAATACTTTCAATTCTTGTTTATGGATAATATCAGGTATTTCATTATATTTATCCGAACTAAGATTGTTAAGTATTTCAGCCGTTTCTTCATAAGGAAATTTAAACCTTATGTGTTGTTCTTTAATCTGCTTGTAGGTTATTGGTTTACTATTTACCAATACCTTAACCATTTCTTCAAATTCCATATTATAATTTTTTATAGGTTACATACAGATAACATTGGTTTATATCCTCATTTAGAATATTCCATTTTTCTTTATTATATCCTCTCCAATACCATTTATTATCTATCCCTATTTCAATTTTATCCAAGGCATATAAATACCCATTATACATTCTTGCAGGCGATGGTGTGTTTTTAATAAGCGGATTATAAGCAAGTTCAATAAACCAATCAGGATTTATAGTTTCATTATATCTAACCTTAAATCCTATATGTACATCATTTTTAGTGTTATATTCAACCATATTACAAAGGTTATGAACATGTTTAACAAAATCCATTGTATTTGGTTTATCACATCTGTTTAATAAGTCCAAAGCGGTATCAGTAAGTGTAATATCATAATCCCCTAATTCAACATATCCCATTTCCTGTAATTTCATCAATGATATTATTGCAGATGGTTCTATATTTAGTTCAATACCGTTTTGATATTTATATAGCAGTACACAAAGGGTTATCTGTTCAGAAATGTTCAATCCAAGTTGATGTAAAAGTTTATACAGGCTGTTCATATTGATTTAATTTAAAACAATCTGCAAAGTTACTAAATTATTTTCATATATCCAAATCTTATCTGATATTTATGTATATTTTTTCTCCATTATCCCATGCTGTTTTAATTACACTCATCAATTTTTTCATTGATTTCTTACTATTTATAACCTTACCTTTTACTTTGTTTTCTCCTACCAATATACAGCCTTTTGTATCTTCTTTATTGTTACCTGCGTGGATTCTAATATCTTTGAACATTGGTACATCTAATAATTCAGGTAATATCTTTTTGAAGTGTGGGGAATAACTTAATATTACCTCATATCTTCCTTCAGGTATGGCTGTTTCTCCATATATCTTATCTTCAATTGTATCTAATGTTCTTACCTTATCTTCTAAAGTATCACATAGATATTCACCATTTATATATAGGTTTCCAATGGTATAATCTTCTTTCTTATATAATCTATCTATTCTTATATCCATATATCCATTTACATACATATATTCACAGAAAAAGAAAAATCAAACACCTAACTTCCATTTAATAAGTTTGATTAGTCCGATTATTATTAGTATTGTTAGAATGCCTGCTACATAACAAACAACATACCATTTTATACTTGGTTCTGTTTGTTTTGTTTCATCGGTTTGTTCTGTTTTATTTTCCTCTATTTCTGCCTTATTATCTGTTTTTTCCTCTGTTACAACCTTATCATTGTTTACTTCCTTTATATCAATTTTCTTCTTTATCGGGTATTCATTTCTTATTGTGTCATAAATGGTTTCATATTCGTATATTGTGATATATTTGGTAGTGTTTTTATTGGTTGTTTCGGTTTTATCTGTTTTAGTTTCTGATTCTGTTATTTTCTCTGCTTCCTTTTCTATTTTGATATGTTGCTGTGTTTTACATGCAGGGAATAATAACAGGACTAATATTAACATCCATTTTTTCATATCACATCATTTATTTAACGTTTAAGGGGCTTTTACAACTCAGTAATAAAAACTATTATCTAAATCATAAAAACCCCTTAAATCTAATTTATTTCATTCTTCTTTGTTATCGGTTTCATTCTTCAATTTTGCTATTTGAATCTTTGTATATTCTCCTATTCCAAAGACACTTCCAAAGAATGTTAGAAATTCACCTGTAGCAGTTAGAACAGAAGCACTAATTTCACCTTCAGGTGGAACACAAAACCCTGCTATACATAAACCTATACCTGATAGAAAGGCTATAATAGCAGCAATCCATACAATATAATCACGTGCCTTTTTCATAGTGGTATAATTTTTAACAATATTATTTTAATTAGAACAACGCCCCTATATCAACACCTACTGCATCAGCAATTTTTTTCAATATATCTTGCAATGTCATAATATCAGGATTATCATACTTAGTTTCAGTTCCGTTATAATAACCCAAACCATATACATAGATGTCGCCATTTTGCATTATTTCAAAGGCATTCTTTCTTTCACCATCTTCACCAATACCTACTGAAACAACAGTATTGCCTTCGTGATGTACTTCCGAAACATCTACTGAGTGTGAAACATTATATCTACCTTGTGCGTGTTCGTTTATATTATTGGTTTCAGTTGCAAAACCTTCGGCGTGTGAATGTGTTGCACTTGCTTGAGTTATAGTTAAACACCCTTCTGCGTGTGAATAAGCACCTTCAGCAGAACATCCATCACCATTAGTTATAGAACCACAACCAGAATCATATCCATAACCAAGTGCAGAAATTGTATTGTTAGTGATGTCGATATTGTCGCCTGTTCCAAGTGCATCTTGTTTTCCTCTAATAGTTTCCTGCAAAGTCTGCAAACCACTTGGTGCACCTGTTTCACCTTTAATATGTACTCCATCATAGTTACCAATACCAATCAAATAAACTTGTCCTGATTGCATTACTTCAACAGCGTTCTTTCTTGCATCATCAGCCGTACCGATACCTATAGAATGAACTGTATTACCCAAATTACCGTCGAAACTATCGGTTATGTAGTGCGAAACATTATAAGAACCTTGTGCGTGTTCAGCATTACACAATGTTTTGGTAAATCTACCTTCGGCGTGTGAGTTAAGTCCATTAGTGATTGTTTCACTTCCTTCAGCGTGAGATTGGTTACCATTTGCGATTGTTCTACTACCTTCAACGTGTGTGTTATTACCATTTGCGATTGTGCTACCACCTTCCGCGTGAGAATTAGTACCTTTTGCAAACGTTAATTTGCCTTCTGAGTGAGAGTTAACACCATAAGCAATAGTGGCATTACCTTCAGCGTGTGCATAATCACCTGCATCTGTTTTACTATCAGCAGTTTTTGGATTAGTTGTTTCAGAAGCGTAATTACCACCTGTTTCTGAACCATCACCCTCGGCGTGTGACGCATATCCATTAGCAACTGCTTGTCGTCCTTCTGTATGCGAATTTGTACCCTTTGCTTCTGTACTACCACCTTCAGCGTGTGAATTTATACCATCTGCTTTTGTACCACTACCTTCTGCGTGTGCACGTGCGCCCGATGCGACTGAATTTATACCTTCAGCGTGTGAACAATTTCCTTTTGCAAATGTTTGTTGTCCCTCTGAATGTGATGCAATACCATAAGCAATTGTAGCACTACCTTCTGCGTGTGAATAGTCACCCGTTGTTGTTGTTCTGCTATTAGGTGTTTTAGGATTGGTTGTATTACTTGAATAATTACCACCTGTTTCGCAAGTGTCACCCTCAGCGTGTGAAGCATATCCATTTACTGTTGTATTTTTACCTTCAGCGTGTCCATTAGCACCAGCTGCTGCTACAGTTGTTACACCACCCTCTGCGTGAGAATGTGCACCAATTGCACGAGTACCATTACCTTCTGTATGTGAATAATTACCTTTAGCAAAAGTTGTTTTACCTTCTGAATGTGCAGCAACACCATACGCAATGGTAGCATTACCTTCAGCGTGTGCATACGCACCTGCATCTGTACTACCACCTGCTGTTTTGGGGTTAGATAATACAGAACCATAATTACCACCTGTTTCTGTATTATAGCCTTCAGTGTGTGATGCATATGCTGTACTATTTGCTTTAGTTGAACGTCCTTCTGCGTGGGAAACATTTCCACTTGCTGTTGATTCTGCACCCTCAACGTGGGATGCAATTCCTTCTGCATTTGTGTTACTACCTTCTGCGTGTGAGTTATTACCACTTGCAATTGTTGATAATCCTTCAGAGTGGGCAGTTGAACCTTGTGCTGTTGTACCATTACCTTCTGCGTGTGAAGCCCGTCCTGTAGCACTAGTATTAATACCTTCAGCGTGCGCCATAATACCTGTAGCAGTTGATTTATAACGAATAGTACCGTTTTCATCAATATCCCTATCACCTTCAGCAAAAGCACCGTTTGATGTATTATATCTATAACCAATTGCCTTTATAGCATTGTTGGTAATGTCTATGTTATCACCTGCAGAATAAGTTGTATCATTTGCAGATATAGTAGTACCATTGATTGTGATGTTATTACCTGCTGTAAGTGTGGCTTGTTTACCACCCAATAATGTATCAACTTCTGTTTTGTTGTAATAGTTTGACAAATCAACCTCAGTAGAACCAATCTTTTCCCAAGCATTGTTGATGTACATATATTCGTCATAAACATCAGGATTTGCACCACCTGCTTTAGGAACGAAATATATAGTATTCACTTCACCTGTTGCAGGAAGTGTTTGAACAACTTCTACACTAAATCCTGCATCAATCACAGCGGATATAGTATTGTTTGTGATAACTATATTTTGTCCTGCTGTCAACACATCTTGTTTACCACTGATAACCTGTTGAAGTGTTTTTACAGTTTCATATCCTTGTTCAGATTTGATATGCACACCATCATAATTACCAACACCTTTGATATAAACATCTGCGTTCTGCATTACCTCAACAGCATTGGATTGTGTATCTGTGTATCGTCCATTACCGATAGAATGAAGTGTGTGATTACCGTCACCTTGCCAAGTAGTTGCAGCATTAGATGCTGTTTTGTGTGATATGTTTGCAGCACCTTGTGCGTGTTCTGCGTAGTTTTGTGTTTGAGTGAACAAACCTTCTGTATGTGAGTCATCACCAACAGCACATAAATCATCAGCAGAAGCACCTTCGCCCTCAGCGTGTGCCCTTAAACCTCTTGCTTTTGTATATCCGCCTTCAGAGTGTGATTGTCTTCCAATTGCTTTAGTTTGGTAGCCTTCTGCGTGTGAATAGTTTGCTTTTGCTTCTGTTTCACCACCCTCGGCGTGTGATGCTGTTTCAGATGCTTTTGTCAAGTTGCCTTCAGCGTGTGTAACAAATCCCGAAGCCTGTGTTAAGTTGCCTTCAGCGTGGCAACCATAATCACCGCTTGCTGTTGTGCTATATCCTTCTGCGTGAGAACCTAATCCTGTAGCAGTATTTTCAACAACCTGTCCACCATCAGCAGCATCTTGTTTGTATTTCTCAGCAAAACCGCCATTTGTATCACCGTTGAACTTGTAACCTTTAGCAGAAATAGTATCGTTAGCAATATCGATGTTTTCGCCTGCTGTCAACGCGCCTTGTTTGTTTGATAGTTCGGAGTTTATTTTGTTTGAACTCCAAGTTTTATCGGTTCTTACAGAAGTATCATCTATAATGTGTCCTAATTCCTCAGCCAACGGTAATATTTCTAAAAGAATAGAATAAACATCATCAAAATCTTCCTCACTACCACCAAGTTCCCTGTATATATTCATTGAAAGCGAATAAATACTTTCAAAAGGTATAGGTTCTGTACCTAACCTTGCACTAATTTCCTGTGCTATTTCGTAATTTGAATTAAAATCTGCCATATTCCTTAAATTGTTTCACCGTTAACTTTATGTAATATTTCTTGCAACAGTAGTGCTAATTGTGCATCCTGTGCTTTGTATTTATTTATTTCTTCTATTAGTTGTTTAATCAACTTATCTTTATCATCTTCATAATCATAAGAATCCATTTCACACAATCCTATCGGACTATCAACAGTTATTTCAACTTCTGCATAAACGCCTGCAAGATAATCCATGAATTTCTGTTCAAATGGTGTGTAGATTACGTTTTCAGGAATATCTGCTTCCCCTGTTTGATTAAGAATGTTGATTACCGACTGAATAACATTAACACCATCTGTATAGATAGAGTTGTTATTTCTTTTATCCTGCAATAGTCTATCACCATAATACAGAATGAATGAATAAGTGGCAAAGTTACCGTTATAGGTAATGTTTTGTAATCCGATATTGAAACTGCCATAATTTGTTTCTGCTTTGTTCCAATTCTCATAAACATCACCATTATATACACTCATTACAGGCTGTTGTGAAAGTGCTATTTCAGATATTTTATTTATCAATTCATTTACATTCATAATCGTATCTCCTTATCCCAAATATATTCCTGTTTTATAAGCGTCTTTATTTGAAGGCATATCTGCACATGAATTTATCTTGCAATACTCAGGATATTTGTTTCTGTTTGCACTAAGAAAATCGGATAGTCTGTTACCATAGAAATTTGCCTTATTTTCATAGTTTTGTACAACATATTGCAAATCCTTCATTGATGGTGTATAAGTGTTTTCTCCTGTTTGCTGTACCACACCTTGATTTCTTAACTTGAAAGATAGCGGTATTTGTATATCGGCTGTTACTTTGTTTAGCAGGTATGGTGTTACATATTCATCCAATAAAAGTTTATAATCAGGTGCATCAACAATACTTCCATCAGCAACCAAATCCATCAGTTTATTATATAGAACCGTACCTAAAAGGGGTTGAAGTCCTGCATCCTGTGCAAATTCAATAGCAGGTAATATATACATGCCATCAACATTGTTATTGATTACACTATTTTCTTTAAGTGTTTTCTCTGATATTAAAAAACATTTAGCCATATCTTATTCCCCTTCTTCTATTTTGAACGGTACGAATCCAATACTGTTATCAAGATTGAAAATCTTATCAAACGTTCTTGTTAAATCGTCTTGTATTGGTTTAACCGTTGTTTTATTGTATAATTTAAATGCTTCGTCAAATTCTTGTTTGTTAAATCCTGTACCCTCTAATGAATAACCAAACAACTGTGGAATAGCACGGAAAGCAACAAATATTTCTTTATAGGTATCGGTTCTTAAACTTTCATATTTTTTATCAAAGTTATCATCTTGGATTCTTTCAACTGTTACCCCATTATCCTTGCTATCGTTGAACGCCACCAAAAATTTACCTGCATTGTCTGCACCGCTGAATTTATCTTTAACTTTCTTTTCAATTTCCGCCTGTACATCTTCTGTTGGTTGTCCGTTGTTGAAGTTAATAATAAAGTTACCACTAAAGTTGTTAAGTATGCTGTTCAAATGGAACTTACTTATTTCTGTACTTGTTTCAATTGCTGATAGTGCACCATTGTAACGTGGTATCGGATAAACACCTCTTGAAATATGTCCTTTAAAATAGAAAACTGATGTTCCTTGTTTCTTTTCCGAATTAAATATATCGTAGGTAAGATAATCGTTTGCATGCTTTACCCAATCTTCAGAATAATAGATTTTATCCCCTTCTTTGCTTCTACGTACATTACGGAAATCCAACCAATAAATTTCATTGATTTCACCCATTTTATTGTTGATAATCTGTAGTGCAAATCCACCAAATACAAGATAATCAACAATGATTTTCTTTATAACATCTTCAAGTGTTTCACCATCATTATTTGCTTTATCCTTTAGTTTTTGTACCGTTGGATTTTCATTATAAATTATACCATTACCACCCGCATAATCTGCTGTGCCATTTATGATTGATTGTAATATTGCACTTCTAAGGTATAATTCCCACAGGTAGTTTGGAAATTTATTGTCATTACCATAGTTAAGATATGGTTTTCCGTAATTTTCTTTTTCAACAAATGTGGGTATCACCTTAACAGCCGAATCATAAATGCTAAAATTCATTCTATCAATCTGTTTATTTTTAGCCATTGTATTGAATTTTTTGTTTGTTAAAAGTGTTATTTACTATTACCTTTCTATCAAAATTACCGAACATCAGTAAACCTGTTTCTATAATTTCAGAATCACTATACAATTTATAAGTATATTCTCCTACGTTTAGTTTATCAAGGCTACCTAATGTGAATTTATAATAAAGGTTATTGGTAGAAATATTACCACCATCTTCAACCAAAACAACATCTTCTGATAAATGTGAAGATAAAAGCAAAGTATAACTTCCATCACCTTTAAATTTATGTCTTGGTATCGTTATTGTACCGCTTGTTTCGTTTATATAAATAATATTGTTGTTTTGTTGTTTAGTATTGTTAATAAAGTAAGGGGAAAATAAGCATGAAGTTACTTACTTTCCCCTTTTATCATCACTCAGTTTTTAAGCAACTTCATCCAAAATTGAAGGTATTACCGTTGCATCAACCTCATAAGGAAGTTCAGCAGATGTATCAGATAATGTAAGTTCGTAATGATTTGCATCACTTGCAGCCGTTCCTGTAGTAGCAGAACCTGCGCTGCACTCAACGTAATTATCTTTACCAAGATACCAATATTTATCATTAGCATCCTTTACGATTACTACACATGCTGACATCATAAGTGCCATAATTTCTATACGCTTTGCAGTCTCCATTTTCATGAATTGCAGCGTTACTTCATTTGTAAAATAAGAAGTAGAAGTTTCACTTGTATTTAGTGTACTTGTCAAGCCACCTGTTGACTTCAGTAATTTATATTGTTTAAACTTCTTTCCTGTTTGCATAGCAGGTGTAAGAAGGTGTGTTTCTGAATCAACAGTAGTGCCTGATACATCATCATACAAAGCAATCAATACTTCTTTAATACCACCGAAAGATGCTTCTTTACACATTACATTCATTCCTTCGAGGGTATAAGATAAACTATTACATGTATTTACTGCCATAATATTTTAATGTTTTTTTAGTTTATGGGGATAGCCTTAACTACCCCCATTTATTATTTGTTACTGCTGATTAGATTATTGCCATCTTGCATCTACAATCTCATCAGGGAATGCAACCTGTACACCTGCATTGAAGTTGATAGCAAGGCGGAACTCTTGATTATCTTGGCTGTACCATAAATCAAATTTTTCCTCATCACCTTCCATATCAACACCATAATAGATGTTTTCAGGATTACCTGCAACAATAGCCTTTTGTCCGTTCAAACCTGCAACACCATAAACCTTAGTTGAAGTACCAGGAAGTACGATTTCCATAGAACCATCTACTTCAGGTGAATAGTGATAAAGATTCTTAGCGGTTAATTCAAGCACTAAGTCACGGAAATTATCTACACCCATAAAGATTGCAGCCTTATCAAGAATCTTAGCAGGAATTGCTTGATATGCCTTTACGGTTTTCTCATAGATAGTATCACCTGATGCTAAGGTAGGTTGGATTGTAGAAGCAGAAGCAGCAGAAAGAATAGTTAAAATACCATCCATCTTGTCAGTTGCTTTCACACCTTTCCAAATCAAACCTTCAAGTTTATCTTTAACACCATCTATAATTCCGTTTACAAAATCTTCCTCAAAAGGAAGTGATTTTTGTCCTGCGGCTACTCTTACATCATAGCCATTCCAATACTTCAACATTGCTTTGTCACAGAATGACATGTTTACTTTGAAGTTACCTACTTCAAGAACTCTCTGTGAAAATTCAGAAGTTCCTGCTTCATTCCAACCACAGGTAGCACCATCACCAAAGGCTACAGTAGTGTTCAGAATATTTAATGCTGCTGCATGCTTAATACCTGTTTGAAGGTTAAAATGTTTTACTGAGGGTGCAGCGAAAATAGTTTTACGAATCAAAGGAAGTCTTTGTTCATCTACATAGGCTGTTAAGCCACTTACGTTAATTGCCATAGTTAAATAATTTTTTTAGGTTAATTTGTTATTAGTTAAAATATTTCAATGCACCGCTTTTTTCTTCTTTCTTAACCTTATCTTTTGCAGGTTTGTCAGCGGACATTTCTAATTGTGCCTGTTTTTCTGCCAACAGGGCTTCAAGTTCTGCAATTCTTGCATCTCTTTCTGCTATAACAGCATTAAGTTCATCAAGTTGTGCTTGCATTTCTGCAATTTTTGCATCCCTTTCATCAGGTTCGGGTTCTTTAGTCTGTTCAGGTTCTGCCATTTGTTCAGGTTCTTGTGCAGGTTCTTCAGGTTCTTGTTCTGCTTCCTTTTCACGGATTTCAACAACTTTACCCTCCGCTACTACAATAACCTTATCTTCAGCAACATATTCACCATCTTCAGCAGGTACATAACCTTCTTCCTTTTCAACAAATACTTCAACACCTTCAGCCAACTCAGATTCTATAATCAATTTGGCTTTATCGGTTTCAATCTCGGCTAATTGAAGCATTGCTTTCCATAGTTTAATCACGTTGTTTAGATTCATAGTTAGTTTAGTTGTTTTTCAAGCCATTCATCAAAGGTTTCTACCTTGGGTTGTTCTTGTTTTTCAAATTGTTCTTCTAACTTA